CAAGATTCTCAGAAGAATATCAAAATCGAACTCAACAAATAGAATTGCAATCTAATCGAAACTACATTAGAAAGTGGGGTAGTAGGGGAAATGCATCAAAATATAACATTGCATTGCGTGTAGAAAATTGTACAATGCAATTGTTAGAAACATTGGAGCCATGGTGTGATAGAATATATTCCGATGCACCATGGATGAAATATGTTACCTTAGAACAACCTAAAACATCATACGATTTAACAAAGCGGTGTCATTCATTAACTGATGCCGATCGTTACGATTATGATGATATTGTAGTTGAAATAGATGCATCTAGGTTTACAAATCAGGATTTTACATATATTCAACAACTAGCAGAAATATTGGATTCAACTGATTTATTAGCTGAATTTAATCAGCCTGGAGAACAGTTTGAATTGGGAAATCTTAAAATTACAATTCAACACATCCAAACGTATGAAAAAGATTTAATCGTTTGTAAAAAATAATTCTTTCGGATTTGTTTTTGTTTGTTATATTTATACGAAAATAACAATTCAACGGGAGATATTATGGGAGGATTTAAACAAATCTTTAAAGATTCGAATGATTACAATGAAAAAACCATTATTGGATTTATGTCATTTGCAGTTATGACACTTGCAATGCTTGTAGATTTAATAACTGGGTATTTTGGTAATGAGTTAAAATTAAATGAATACATTTACAATTCATTTGTTATTGTAACATTGGGAAGTTTAGGGATAGCAGGTTTAGAAAAATTTGCTGGCAAAAAATCAAATCAAGAAAACAATGAGGAGATAGGTTAATATGGTACTAAAAAGAGGTGACAACAACGAAACGGTCAAAAAAATTCAAGTAGTATTAGGCGTAGACCCAATTGGAAATTTTGGTCCTAAAACAGAAGAAGCCGTAAAAGCATGGCAAACAGCAAATGGATTGACTGCTGATGGCGTAGTAGGCCCAGCAACATTGGCTAAGATGGGTATTGTTGTAGAAGCAAAAGCTGCAGCAACTCCGAAATCAACTAAAGCTCCCGAATATACAGCAGCTCAAATTAAAACTGCCGTCATATCTAAAGGATATAAATGGTTTGAAGGAACAGATTACTTATTAAACATAGTAGGTGCGCGCAATTCAGACACAGGGCAAAAAGTAACAAACTTATTTGATGATCACATTACATTAACTTACACAGTAAATGGAGAAGAAAAATTCCATTGCTGGCCTGCCACAACAGATCCAGGAACGAAAGGTGTAATGAAGTTTGGAAACAAAGCCGGAGTAGCAAGACTTGTTGAAGGTCAATATATTGATTCACACATTATGCGTTTACATGCTGGTAAGTATGAAGCATTGGGACAAAACAAACCTGTTAAAGTTTTCCGAGATGCCGATCGTAACATGGTATATGCTGAAGATAAAACGCAAACCGGTTTATTTGGAATCAACATACATAAAGCGGGTGCAGATTCTACATTTGTAGAAAATTGGTCAGAAGGTTGTCAAGTATTTAAAAGAGTTAAGGATTTTGAAGAATTTATGGCCATTTGTCGTAAAGCACGAAGCATCCACGGTAATTCTTTTACATATACATTGATTGAATCTGCGGACATTAAATAATGAAAACAACGTCAATAACAACTATATTATATTCGGCAAGCACTGTGTTAGCATTTATCTGCACATATTTTTTCAACATGGCTATGGCAAATTCAGAACAGTATTTGGCATTGGTTGGAGTAGTAATGACAGATGGGTTCTTCGGAGTAATTGCAGGAACTAAACGAGAAGGATTTAAAACATACAAAGCTCTTAAGGTTTTACAAACAATGGTGGTTTGGGTTATATTCTTAACGGTATTGTTAGTTATTGAAAAGGGCTTTTCGGGAACAGCGTGGTTGAGTGAAACCATTTTAATTCCATTTATTGTTTTTCAAATAGTAAGTGCACTTAAAAATGCGTCAATGGCCGGTTTAATAGACGGAAAGTTGCTAGTAGAAATTTTAGATAAAATAGATTTACATAAAGGTTCGAGAAAATGAGTTTAGACACATCAAAAATCAAACAAGTTCCGTTAAGCGCTACGCAATATTGTAAAGAAGCTACGGAAAAGAAACAAATCGTAATACATCACACAGCAGGAAATTCATCTGGCCCGGGCACAATTAAGATGTGGGAAAATGATGATAGAGGTCGCATTGCTACCTGTGTTGTTATTTCTGGTAAGGGCGTATCAAAAGATACATATGATGGAGAAATTTGCCAAGCATTTTCATCTAAGCATTGGGGGTATCATTTAGGCCTTAAGCAGGATGTATTTAAATCGAAAGGCGTGCCTTATAAGGCATTAGATAAAACTTCAATTGGAATTGAAATTTGCAGTTGGGGGCCATTAGATAAAGTTGGTGATAAATTTTACAATTATGTGGATCGAGAAATTCCTGCAGATCAGGTAACTGAATTAGAGACTCCATATAAAGGTCACAAATATTATCATGCATATACAGATGCACAGATTGAATCAGTTAAAAATTTATTGTTACATTGGCGAGACACTTACGGCATTGACTTAACATACCGAGAAGAAGATATGTGGTCTATATCGACACGGGCTTTGAAAGGAGAAGCGGGTGTATATACGCACAATTCATATCGCAAGGATAAATCGGATATTCATCCATGTCCTCGTATGATTGCAATGCTGAAAACATTATAATGCGCGACGCATTATTGGGCATATCATTACGATCGAAGATGGCACTGGGAATTGCTGGTGCCATTATGTTCATTTTTTTTGCTGTACAAACATGTGTCGTATTTGGTTTATGTCCGCCTAATTACGAATTAGCAAGATTTGGTTATGGTTGTGTAATTGGTTTTATGCCTCCATTTTTTGTATTCGTTTCTGAGTTTCTACTTCAGAAGCGACGAATGATTGAAGAAATTGACAGTCAAGTTGGCGAAGTGCGCAAACAAAATACATATCTAGAACATGCAGCAAAGATACTTAGACACGATATGCATTCGGGCATTAATACTTATATTCCACGAGGTGTTTCATCTTTAGAACGCAGAGTGTCACAAGCGGTTATTGCTGAATTAAAAATTGAAGCTCCGTTAAAAATGATTAAAGAGGGCTTAGCGCATTCTCAAAAAGTTTATAAGGGAGTATATGAATTTACCAATTTAGTCAAAAAAGATGCAGTACTAAATCGTTCTGATTACAATTTAAAAACTATTTTGGAAAATTATTTAACATCTACATCATATAAAAGTCAAGTTATCATTGATGAATTACCTACCGTATCAGTTAATGAATCATTGTTTTGTACGGCCATGGATAATTTAATTCGCAATGGGTTAAAATACAATGATAGTGACTTTAAAATGGTTAAGATATACATGGAACAAGATATCTTGATTTTGCAAGATAATGGCCGCGGAATGACACAACAAGATTTTGAAAAACTTTCACAGCCATATACAAGAAAAGAAGGACAAAAAGAAACGGGTAGTGGATTAGGATTAAATATTTGTATTGCTATATTGCAAGAACATGGTTTCGGCATTTCATGTGAAAAAAATGATATCGGTACTAAAATGAAAATAAGGTTAACATGAAACATCTATTAACATCATTGATTGTCATATTATCTTTTTTAGCATCATCACAAAATTATCCAGTACAGACCATATTAAAGGGCGATTCTGTAGTTATATATACTGTTGAACAAAATGAAGATATAGAAATTCTTCTTGCAAATCAACGCAGCCGAGTTGCATTTTATAAAAACAATATTGCTAAACAACAAGCTGTTATCGATAGTCTTAATTTAGAAATGATAAAACAACAAGCTAAACAACAGGCTGTGATTGATAGTATACAAGCTGTTGCTGATGGTTTACGATTTACACTTAAAAATAAATTTAGTAACTTTGATAGCTTACAACAACGATATGATAGTGTTAGTACTTGGTTGTATAATACGGCATCAAGTAACGCAATCATATATTATTCATATGAAAAATCTACAGTTGTAGCAATAGATTTAGCTTCATATATAATAGTTGGACATAGACGTACTGGTAATTTTTCTGTAGCACGACGTGGGCCTGTTTCTGACGATGCATATTGGAAAAATTATAATCGAGAACAAAAAGACGAACCCAATGCAGATTGGCTAACATATTATAAAGAAAGATGGAGACCAGTTACATTTCAATTCCCTTATCAAATACCACAGCCATGAAACAAATAATATTTATAGTACTATTGTTATGCGGAATCAACAACGTTATTTCGCAAACTAAAATAATTGACCCAGAAAACAATATCGTTTGGGTCAATGGAATACCTACTTGTCCCGATGATGCAGAGATAACGGCTCTGATTAATAAAGTAGGCATTGACAACTTACAGAAATCAAAACGAGGCATTACTAGGAATGAAGCTGATATATGTCGTCGATTGGGTAGGGCTTTCAAACAACGAGATATGTATGAAGGAGCTGATTGGTATTTGGAACGCGTAAAGGCTCATGTTGAAATTGTAA